GGTCATTTATTTGAATTGCACCACCAACAACTATCGCCGGATTTATCAGGCATCGGAACTTTATTCCGTCACTGGTTTGCTCAGGAGTTCCCACCAAACCAGAGCGGCTATTCAACTGCACGGCTGTATTAGGTAGTACACCTTTCAGTGCAACAACCTGCACCCTGCCATTTTGAATTGACCAACTGCATCCCGTCGATTGCGCCGATTGCCGGTTATATTTTCTTGCATTGCCATACATGACTTTTCCGCGAGGCAATGGCGGCGTATCAGTGGCACTATCAACATGACCCTCAGCAACGCCAAACTGCTTCATTGCTTTCGCTGTTTCCTTTATTTGGTCTCGCTGCGTTGCGCCTGCCGATAATGTCGCGTTCACTACAGAGAAATTGTAACCCTCGTCACCATCCGCCGCTTGAATATCAATATAACTATCCACAACATTCTCACGACCAAGCGTTACAGCTTTAACATTGCCGTCAAATACAATGCCGTGGTTTGATTCGTAACCCGCTTGCAACACCACCCGCGTGAACTCTTTTTGTATTTGTTTTGCGGTTTCATCTGAAAGGTTATAGACCTTGATGCTGGCAGTGTTTGGAGATTGTCCGTCTGTTTTTTTAATGGCAAAGTTTATAGTCAGATTCGACAAATCCAATCCACTGCCAGCAGCATCAGATACTATCAGATTACAGGTGCGTTTGTATTGGATATCACTCACCGCGCACCACCAAAAATAAATTGGATTCAGAACCCAGATTATCTATCGTAGGTGGCGCGGTATCATCTCCGTCAGTCAACACCCACAGCTCTGCGCCGATATTCAAATATCCATACTGTGAGAGCAAATCAATCCCACACACCATCGGGATACACATTATCATCGGATCACGATTCGCATCGTACAAATCCAAAACCCATGACGATACCGCACCATTCCAGCGTGAGACTATTTCGTATTCTACGCCAGCCATGTCCACTCTAAAGCGTTGCGGGATTGCCGTCATCGGTATTTTTGTGATTACATCAGCCACGCACAAACCCCGCTAGTCTTGATTGTGGTTTTGCAGGCGCGGTTGTATTCGTTGGCTCTCCTTTTCGCGCCCCGCCGTTCTCAGTTTGCCCCGTTCTTTTCGGCTCTTTCTGCGCTGCTTTTTTTTGTGACGATGCCGGTATTTTTACAGTAGAAACAGCAACTAAAATAATCTCCTGCAAATCCATTTTAATGCTCAAAACCTTGTCAGTAGTTTTGTCCGTTGTTTCGGAAATCGACTTGATTAGCATGTTGCGATAAATGCGCTTACCAGTCACGACATCAATCGGATCTCGGGTATTCTGCAATCTCAACAGCCTGCGGTATTGTTCATCAATCGGCACGCCCGTCAGATTGTCCGAATACTGAACTTCAATAGACAACATCACGGGCTTTTTGTATGCGTGGTCGGTAATCGCTGCGCCGTCCTGCACTGGATGTTGGGTTATCTCCAAATCATCGGACGCACTTTCAGAAATCGTGACGCTCGCAACCCACCCGCCTACATTCCTGCGCGGCAAAAACTCGGCATTGCTATTTAACCAGCTCACCGCACTGCACCCTGTAGATTGCGTTGCATTTGATTATTAACACCTGACTGCTGACCAGCCACCGCATTACCTACGGCTTTTGGATCACCAGCACCGTTGACATTTATCACGGTTTGCTGGTTTACATTTTGATTCGTTTGACCACTAGCACCTGCGGCAGGGTTTGGAGTCAATGCAGATTTACCGCCGACAATAGCAGAAATACCACCAGCAACCGATCTGATAACGCCTCCAACTTTCGAGGCGATATTGATTAACCCTGAAAACATATCAATAACACTGCCGAGCATGTTTTTCACGCCTTCCCACGCGCCCGCAAAGTCGCCGGACAGCAACGCAAACAACGCTTGGAACATCGCGCCAAGCGCAGAAAACCAATCCGTCAAGAATCCGCGGAACCCTTCTAGCACTCCTTGCGCCGCCTCGATTGCAGGAACCCACAGCTCCCAATCTATCAACGATTCACCGCCAGCTTTCCATACATCAAAATCTTCTTTCAGCAAAACGATTGCTGCAATCAAAGCCATAATACCAGCAACTACTGCGCCAATCGGTGATGCAGTAAAAGCCGCAGATAAAACTTTCCACGCCACAGCAGCGCCCAATATATAACTGGGAATGCCGCCTAGCATTCTGTTTAATTCCATCAATGGCGAAATAACAAAACTTATTGCACTCACAATCCCCTGTGCAGCCGCTAAAAAAACATCGGCTAAAATCAAAATAACTTTTATCACCGGCGTAATCACAGCAACAATGCGCGGCATGTTGTCGACCAACATTTTTCGCATCGTTTCCATGCCCCTTGTCATTCCTTTGAAAAATGGCACAGCCACAGCTTGCATCAATTTTGCAAACAACAGCTTCAATTTATTCATTGCGTCCATGTAATCACTAGCAGAACTTGCAGCTTCCTCCATGCTGAACCCTGCCGCCTTCTGCATCGCGTCATACTCGGCAGCAAGGCCAGACACATCCTGCGTCATCATGCCGATCATGGTTCTATCAATGCCCAGCCTGTCCATGATGGCTAGTTGCTGACCTTTCCCCATTCCTTGCATTTTATCTTTTAATTCCACCATCATTTCAGCAGCGGTTTTTATCTGACCGTTTTCTTTTTTAACCGATACTCCCAATTCCTCAAAAACCTTTTGGGAGCGACCCATACCCATCGCTGCATCGCCGATATTTTTTGACAAGTTTTCTACGCTGGCATTGGATGCCTCAATGCTGGAATCCGTTAGCGTTGCAATATAGCCCAGCTTATCAAGCTCACTAGCCGCCTCTCCTGTGCGACCAGATACATCTGCTAAGTTATCAATAGAGTCTGCAACACTCGTTACAAAAGCCGTCACTGCACCAGCGGCAGCCAATGCAGCAGCTCCCATCGTCGCGGCAATCTTTCCAGCATCCGCAACACTGGAAGAAAACTTAGACATCCCGCCTTTGTCGGTTTCAAATCCTAGCTTAACGAGAAACTCTTTTAATACCGTTGCGCTCACTTGTTCGCCTCATGAAATCGTTTTTCGTTTTCCCACTTAACCGATAAAATGTCATTCATCGTTGCAATATCCGCCAGCGTTAAAGTGCCATCAATAACCGACTCGTATTTACACATCCCCTCGGTTACAGGTCGCCACAACCAATCCTCACCGCTCGGCAAACTAACCCAAACTACTCCGCGTTTTGTGTCGGGTTCGCTTGGCTCAAAACCGAGCGGCTGACGGAAAAAAAATCATGCATGTTCGCTTCAAAACTTTTGAACGCCAACTGCAACATTTCAGCCATCGTGATTTCCGCATACATCATCTGCGTTTTATTCGACACAGGCGACCAACCCAAGCCGTTTTCTTCTTTACGCTTCACAACCGCAAGCAATCCGAACAAAACATAATCTGCGTCATCATCCGATAGCGAACCGATTGCATTAGCTAACATGACAGCGGTATCACCACCCGCCGCCATGTTGCCAAAAATCGGCGCAAGTCTGCGAACAATATGAAATTGTTTTCTCGCGTCAATAACGCCAGCCCGATACTCTTTGCCGTTCAGCTCAAAGTCCACGCATTACACCTCTGGAACACCAATACCCAAAACATGCACAACATTTATAGCGTCAAATACCCACTCGTGAGTGCCGCCATCTTTCGCGTAGTTAATATCGGGTGCTTTTTTGAACGCTACGCCTGTCATTGTTATCGTATCGCCTCGCCCAAAATCAGTAACCACAATCGTATTTCTCCCGTGAGTCACACTGCTTGCAGTTTGCAGGTTATACATTGCCATCAGCAGCGCATTAACCGGCGAAGTTTTCAGGAATCGGCAAGTCACTGTGGCAGCGCGTGATCCGCTCAGTGAGTGCATACCTTGACCGTCGGCACCAATGGTCATTGCGGATTTATCATCCACCATCGCAATCGTGATGCCTTCCTCGGCAGCGCCTGAACCGTTGCCAAGAATGACGCTACCACCAACGCCGCTAATCGCCGCGTTTACATCCAGAAAAGAATAAGTACTCATATTTTTACTCCAAATAATTAGCGGTTAACATCGATGATCACATCGCATTCTTGAATTGCGCCAGCCAATTTGATAGCAACTTGAATCGGAGGTGCGATACGCTGCTCACGAATGCTTTGATCTTGTAAAGCCATCGGCTGCGTGAAAATGTAGAACCCGTTGTTCAGCATTTGACCGCGCTCCAACTGACCAAAACCATCCGCGTTCCACTGACCCTCTGCAATCAAACCATTGTTTAATGCTTCACGCATAACGCCGGAAATCACACCGACAATCTGATTCTGCCCAGCGTCAGTTTGCGGGATTTTTGTTTTGCTTTGGTACAGCAAATTGTAAACCGCGTTTTGCACCGCATCTTTCAGCCAAGCCAAGCCGTGAATCTCATCAATGATTGCGGTCGCCCACGCAGAGTCTCAAATGAGCATGGAAGCTACCGGATATAACTGCTGGTACGTTGGGGCAAAGGTATACGCACAAAAAGTACAAGGGGCTGTATCAAAGGCATGTCTTCCAAAA